ACGTCGGCGCCGGAAGCGGGAACAACGAAGACAGACATGGGGACCAGGGCCTTTCGGTCGAACGGGAAACGGGGATGGTTGGGCCGGGGCGTAGCCCGCCCGGCGAGGGCGGCCCCGGTCCCACGGTGACGCTCACCGGGCGGGAACAAGACGCAGCCGGCGCTCAGTGGTGTGCGCCGGCCGCGGGGTCAGACACCGTCGGGATCGGGTGCCGCGTCGGGATCGGTGTCGAGCTCCCCGCCGCCCGAACCCGCGCCGCCCGTAGGCGGCTCGGGTTCAGGATCGGCAGGGGCGTCGAGGCCCGCGGGCGTCTCCGGAGGCTCGTGCAGCTCGATGGTGAAGTGGCCGTCGGTCTCGAACACCTCGATGGTGATCTGGTACGAGATCGTGTCGGTGTGCACCTTGGTGACATCACCGACCGTGGTGATCTGGCCGCGTTCGATGACGTCGCGGTGCAGCAGGCCCTCGTCGTCGATCGTGTCGATCACGAACATCGACACAGGCAGCTGCGTCTTCGTGTGCGTGACCTTGATCGGGTAGCCGTTCGCGTCGACCTCGACGTTGTCGTCGCCGACGACGGTGCGCAGCGTCTCGGCGTTCTTCGACTCGAGCAGCGTGACCTGGTAGGTCTGCGTGTAGTCGTTCTGCAGGTTCTTGACGGTCACCCCGCCGAGTGCCTTCTTCTTCTGGGTGTCGCGCGAGGTGGACTGCACGATGCCGGAGTCACCGACGTAACCGTGGTCCTTGCACGCGGCAGGCAACGCGACGACCGAATCCTCGGGAACATCGGTACCGAGCGGGGCGCGATAGAACACGCCCTTGCCGCCGGGCCGCTGTGTCGCGGTTGCGATGAGAGACTGATCAGCCATGACTCATGGCTCCCTTCAAAGAGGTTGAAACACGGTGAGTGAGAGGGAGACCCGAGAAAGATACGTCCGGACGAGGACGCGTCGAATGGCCGCGCCGGTGCTCCGGAGCGGTAGAAGAACGAAACGGGAGGTCAGCGGATGGCGATACCGAGGGTGCCGGTGACCTGCCACCGGGACTGATCGGGCACGTCCGGGTCCGGATAGTCGTGGCAGGACACCTGCGTGAAGCCCGTGAGCCGGGTCCCGTCGACCGACTCCCACTGATTGGCGACCAGCAGGCCGACGACGTCGCACGCGAGCGACTCCGCGCTGCCCTCGGCCCAGCACTCGAACAGCAGGAACGGCCGATCGGTCTTGACGGTGTCCATGACGCCGCCGAGCCGCGAGACCCGCACGAACGTCGACGGCCGCTGCTTCGGGACCTTCGTGACGACACGGATCGGATCGAGCAGCCCGCCGAGCAGGCTCACCGCGAGCCTGACGGCCGGCACCGGCCGCCGGATCTCACCCGCGCGCAGCATCGATCGCCCTCAGCAGCCGCTGCTGCTTCACCTCGGCGCGACGAGCACGCCACGAGACCGCAGCGACCGACGTGCGCCACCGGCCCTGCGGCCGCGCTGCGCCCTGCCGCGAGCTCGTCTCGTAGCCGGCGGCCGCGCCACCGACCGCCTCGAACACGCGGCGCGCACGAGCTTCGAGGTCGGCCCGCACACCCGGTGCCCGCCGAAGCTCCTGGTAGCCGCGAATGTGGTGCACCACCTTGATCGGCATCAGCCCTCCACTCGTCGCAGGTTGACCGTCACCAGGCCCGGCTGGAACCACGGATTGTTGTTCGGGTCCTCGGGCTCGCCGACGACGTCGTAGACACGCCCCTCGAGGATCAGCCGGTCGTGCTCGCCGATCCGATCCTCCTTGCGGGCGTAGAGCTTCACCGCGATCACGATCCGCTCGTGCCCGACGAGGACCGGTTCGGTCGACTTCGCCGGCTCCCACCCGAACACGCGGATCGGCGACCACGGCGCCCACGCTTCGACGTCGTTGCCGTAGTCGTCGCGCCCCGACTCCCCGAGGTAGCGGGCCAGGCTCGCGGGGAGCACGCACGGGAACGCTGCTGTCACGGCGACCTCCGCGGGAGCGTGTCGATCGAGAACGCGGTGCCCGCACGCGCGCCCTTGCACAGCCGCTGCAGGTCGACGATCTCCGACGGCCAGAACACGCGTTTGCGTTCGGTGCGGTTGTCCACGGTCTGCTGGATCGAGCCGGCCGAGAGCTGGGTGATCGCGCCGGTGCCGGCGTCGGCCCACCGCAGGATCGCGCCGCGGATGATCGCCTTCGCCTGATCCGGATACGCGAAGTCCTCGTCGTAGATGCAGGGAGCGACCCACGGCGCCGACGCGAGCGCCATTGCGTCGACGATCATCTCGCGCGCCTTGCGCTCGTCGAGCAGGTCGTTGAACGCCGTCAGATCTGCGGGTTCGATCTTCACCGGTGCCACGGGCCGCTCCCTCCGATCACTGCTCGGCCGCGGCGATCGCCGCGAGCACGTCCGCCTTCTTGCGGGACTGACCGAGCCCGATGCCGGCCTCGTCCGCGTACGCGACGAGCGCGGCCACGGTCCACTCGTCCGACGGCGTCCCCTCGGGCACCGACGTCGCGGCCGCGGCGTCGGTGTCCGCCTGGGCCTCGTCGGCGGCGAGCGCCGGCGCGGGTTCGCGAGTCGGGGCGGGCACGTCCGGAGCATCGTGGATCTCGATGCCGTCGATCCGCGCGATCAGCTCGAGCGTGCGGGGATCGTCGATCTCGACCGGCCCACCGTCGACGAACGCCACACCGAGATCGGCGACGACGAGGTGCTTGTAGCGGGTCGAGTAGACCGCGGCCATCAGGCCAGGCCCGTCAGCTTGGCGTGCTTGAGCTCGTTGCCGTACTTGAGCCCGATCTCGCCGTACATCTGCGCCTTCTCCGACGCACCGGTCTTCGCGAGCGGCTCGACGAAGAAGTGACCCTTGCCGGGGATGTTGAGGAACCGCGGCGCGCACTCCTCGAGGGAGACGACCGCGATCTGATCGGCCGGCATGTACCGGTCGAGCATGATGTTGCAGCGACCGAAGTCGGTCTCGATCGTCTGCAGGTTCACGCCGCCGACGTTGCGGGTCTCCTCGCGGTAGTTCTTGTCCGTGATGAACGCCTTCGACAGCGCGCGCTTCTGCTTCGCGCCGGTGATGATCGTCCGCGTCTCGGACTCCTGGATGCCGCCGTTCTCCCACGCGAGCTGCATCAGGTCGAGGACGATGTCGGCCGTCAGCGCCGCCGGTTCGGCGTTGGTGACGACGTTCGTCTCGATCGCCTGCAGGATGCCGCGCGTGCGGCGCGCCGTCGAGTTGCTCGTCGGCAGGTTGTAGGTGCCGGTGATGAACGACGCCTCGACGTCGCGGGCGACCTGCTTGATCGACTGCTCGATCTGCCAGGTCAGCTCGTCGTGGACGGGCTGCGCGCCGGACTGCATCGGGTTCGAGCCCGACAGCTGCCGGGTCGCGCCCTGCTTCGTGTAGGAGACCGAGACGGCTTCCTGGTGGATCTCGAGGACGTTGTGACCGGAGCTGCGGACACGGTTCTCGGCGGTCGGAGCGTCCGCGCCTTCCGTGCGCTGCCGCTCGTCGTCGGCGTCACGCAGGTCGAAATCCGACCACGTGAAGATCGTCGAGCCGGTGGCCTCGCCGCCGGTCAGTCCGCCGATCGCGGACAGGAACGGCGTGTCCTCGGGAGACAGTCCGAACAGTTCGCCCACGTAGTTCGGCAGGCCGTAGGTCGTACCCATCCCAGTGATTCCGGGCATGACGGGTCCTTTCAGGTCGTGCCCGGACCACGACGGGCCGGGCAGGGGTTACTTGCTCTGTGATGTCTGCGCGAGCTGCTGCGACTTGAGGGACATCACCGTGCGGTGATCGCCCTTCGCGGTCGCGGCCGCGATCTGCGCTTCGAGAGTCGGCGGGTCGGACGGGGTCCGTTCCGCGCCCGGCACATTCAGGCCCAGACCCGACGGCGTCGCGCCGTATCCGGGATTGCGGGCCACCGCGCCCTTGATCGCCTCGGTCACCTTCTCGGTGAAGTCGGACGCCGCGGGGTCGAGCTGCACGAGCTCGTCCATGAACGACCGCGAGTCGGTCAGCGCCGCCGCGTTCGCTTCGAGCCCGCCCGCGAGCTTGTAGACGGCGAGCTCGCGTTCGGTCGCCGTGCGGCGGCCGCGTTCACTCGTCAGGTCCGTTGCGAGCTGCGACGGATCGGGCGGGCTCTCGCCGCCGTCGCCGTTCACGCTGGCGAGCAGCTCGTCCCACTTCTGCGCCTTGTCGAAGTTCTCCTTGCTGCGCGTCTCCCACCGCCGCGAGTTGTCGAGCGCTTCGCGGACCTTCTGCGGGTCCTCACCCTCGAACATCGACGCCCAGTCGCCGCCGGCGGGCGGGTCCGTCTGCGGCGCCGGGGGCGTCGGGGGTGCGGGGTCCGGTGCGGGCGGGTTCGGGTGCACCTCGGGATCGCGGCGCGGATGCTGCCGTGCGGCAGACATGCCGGGCCGACCGATCGCCGTCGGAACACTCCGGACGAGCCGGACCGGAATGGTGGTGTTGCGCATGATGAATCACTCCCGTGCGGGATAGGTCAGCGCCGTGCGGCGCTGAGGGAACCAGGGACCGGACACACGCGGTGTCCGGGCATGAGAAAGGGCCCCGGAGCGATGCTCACGGGGCCCTTACGGGGTGCAGTGGTGACAGGCGGGTCTACGCGGGGTCGAACTCGACCTTGTCCAGCCAGCCGAACACGCGCCGACGTTGGCGAGTCTCGACCTCGTCGTCGGCGTTCCACGGCGGCAGCGTGAAGAACTTCTCGACGAGGCCCTTCACTTCGGCCGGTATCGCGACGCCCTTGATCGCCACCTCGGAGATCGCCACCGCGATCGCCTCGGACGGATCCTCGAGCTCGATGATGTCCTGCAGCTCTTCGCGAAACCCCACGCGCGCCGTGTGCAGGGGCGCGACGAGATCGGCGATCGCCGCAGCGATTCGCTCGTCTTCGTCTGGTACGTACCCGGCCATGGCGTCAGCTTACCTCGATCGGCGTTCCAGTCACGGCCTGTAGAGGCGCTCGAGATCCAGTGGCACCGGGACACGTTCGCCGGTGGCGGGATCGTTGCGGACGACGCCGCGGCCGCCGACCGGGTAGGCGTGGACGAACACCGTGCGCCCGTTCTCCTCGTAGCTACGGACGGTGATCATCACGTCGTCGATGACCCGGCGCCGGATCGTGGAGTCGCCGCTGGCGATCACGCTGTGATGCTCCTCGATCGTGGCCTCCACGGCCGCGATGATCCGGTCGTCGTCCCAGTCCTGCGGGAACTCGGTCTTGTTCGGTCGGCCTGTCCCGAAGCGGTGACCGCCCTTCGTCGGCTTGTCAGGTTCGCCGTCGAGGATGTGGCGGCGCGCCTGCTCGTCGATGACGAAGAACGGCGCACCGGTCTCGGCCCTGCTCCGCAGCGGAGGCAGATCCTCGGGGCCCGGCACCGCGAGGCCCTGCCCGCCCGTGGGCGGCGGCGTCGGAGGCTTCCGTCCACCGGTCCCGGCCCGCGCCGCCGGCGCGCTCGCTGCGCGGCGCCGCGCACGCTCCGAGGCGTCCATGTGAGCGGCAACGGCGTTCGGGTCGATCGCGCCGTGCTCACCGGTCTTCGCGGTCTCACGCGTCGCTGCGCGGTAGTCCTGCTCCCACTGCTCGACGTACGGCGGCGGCTCGTAGGAGTGGCCGGGGCGGACCTCGACGGCCATGCACCGGCAGTTGTCGTGGAACCGCTCACCGAGCGGACGTGAACCACGAGACCGGACACCGCCGGCCATGACCCGCCCGCGCGGGCCCCTCACGTCGCCCCTCGCGCGTGCACGCCGCTCAGCGGGGGTCATTGCCTGCCCGCGTCCGACGACGCTCGTCGCGGCGGCCTCGGACGCGTAGACCGCGCCGCGCGTGGCGAGCATGCGGCAGAACCCGCACGCATTCGCCGACGCATGCCGCGCCCACGTCGATCCCCGCTCACGCGAGACGTTCTCGGTGATCGTGTCGCGGGCAGCGCCGAAGATCGCGCGCTCGGTGAACCCGGCCATCAGCGACAGCGCGGCGTCACCGCTCGAGTACAGCGCCCACGCCGTCGATGCCGAGAGCTGCTCGGCCGGTGCGAGCGCCGCCGGCGACGCCGTGAACGACAGCTCCGGCGCCGAGTCCTCGTACCAGGTCGCGGCGTGATCGGCTGCCGTCGCCATCGACGGGACGATCAGCTCCGGAACGTTGTCGATCATCACCTGCCGGAACTGCGGCGAGGACAGATCGAGGCCGCTCGCATCACGCCACAGGTCGACGATGTCGGCGACGGCGAGACGGTTCAGGTCGTCGAGGAACTCGCGGCGCTCGGTCAGCGAGACGGGCATCGGCGACACCACCTCACCTGTCCTGCAGTGCCTCCGGGACGTCGGCCGCCGGCTCACGCTGGTCGGCCAGGTCCTGCACGGTCGGGTCGGCCGCGCGTTCGGCGGCGAGCTCGCGCAGACGCTCACGCGTGGTCGACGTCGCGCGGGTGCGGCGCTGCTCGGCCATCGCGCGGGCGACCATCGTCTCGTCGAGACCGGCGAGCTCGAGGCCGACCTCGGTCTCGGCGAGCCACGGGAACGTCTCGACGTACTGTCGGCCGGCGATCGCCATCGACTGCTGCGACATCGTCGCCGGGTTGCGCCACTTCGCGCGGAGCTTGCGCCACTCGGGGCGCGGCTCGGTGCGGCGCTCGGCGAGCTGCAGCGCGGTGGTTGCGATCCGGCGCCAGCCGACGCCGAACACGCGGTTGCAGTAGTCCGCCTCGATCAGCAGGTCTTCCTTCGCGGCGTGGATCGCTTCGGCCGACGACGGATTGTCCTGCACGACACCGAGAGAGCCGACCGGGATGCTCGTCTCGCCGGAGAACATCGTCGCGTAGGTGCGCAGCTGGTCGGAGTGCGGCTGCGGCGACGATGACGCGAACGTGCCGACCTGCGGGACGTTTCCCTGGTCGTCTCGGCCGATCGCCCAGATGCGGCCCATGATGGCCTGCCACTGCGATTTCAGCTCACCGGTCGCGGGGTCGACGAACGCCGACTCGTCCGCACCCATCGCCCACCGCTGCGGCGAGGAGAAGAACTCCGCATGGACCTCCATGCGCACCGCAGTCCGCAGCGCCGAGTCGGTGATCGACATCACCGGCCGCGAGATCCGCGACGTCCCGAACGGGCGCTTGAGATGTGGACCGTGCACGAGGACCTCGACCGGGACGCGGCCGAGCCGGTGCCGGCGCCGCTCGATCCGCCAGCCGAGCGTGTACCGCTCGATGTGGATCACCCGATCGGGGGTGTACATCAGCAGCAGCGACGGGCGGCCCGCATCGTCGACGTCGACGATCGCGAGGAACGCCTTGAGCTGCCGGCGGCGCGTGTCCCACAGGCCGGTGCCGTCGAGCGCCGAGCGCGGCGAGATGACGACGTCGGGCTCGCCGGATTGCGTGTCGCCCTCGACCACGGTCACGAACGCACAGGAGTGCGTGTACGCCGAGGTGTGAACCTGCGGCACTTCGATCTCCATGTTGTTCGCGTCCCAGATCTCATCGATCCCGATGTCCTCGGACGTCGTGCCCGGGATGACGAACCCGTCCATCTTGTTGCGCCGCGCGAGGCCGTCGACGGCCTTGGCCGGCCACCCGAGGACGGTGCCGATGTTGACCAGGTCCGGCGGGATCGCGATCCCGAGGTCCTTGAACGCGTTCTTCGCGTCGAAGTACTGCTGCCGAATCCGGTTGCGCGGCAGCTTCGCGAAGTACTGACGCAGCAGCTCGTCGAACAGGTTCTGCTCGTCGTGATCGAAACCCGCGACGTCGGTGGGCATATCGATCACTGCTGCCGTCGTGCCGGCCTGACCGCGAATCGGGATCGACGCGTGCATGACACCGCCTTTCCTGGTTCCGGGTCAGGGCAGCACCAGCACCTTGCTCGACGAGCTGCTGGCGGAGATCCCCGCGTTGAGTGCGATCCGCCGGCCCATCCGCGCGCCGACCATCGTGACCGCGTAGTCCACGCGTTTACGCGAGGACCGGTTGACCTTGCCGAGCGTCACGCCCCACTTGTTCGGGCGCCGGCGCGCGTTGTAGACGTGCCGCAGCAGCGTCGGGTCGCCGTCGTGGGTGAACACCGGCTCGTCCGGGCGCGTCATCGTCTCGACGTCACCGTCGATGTCGAGGGCGGTCTGCATCGCCGTCTGCGTGAACAACCGGTTGCGGTTCACCGCGCCCTGCTGCGACAGCCTCATATCGAACAGCACCGAATGCCCTTGAGCCCCTGGGGTTGCCCACAGGCGCAGTTCGCGGCGGTAGTCGCGGTGGATGCCGTCGATCGTCGGCATCCAGTACAGCGTCTCGGTGTCGTCGTCCTCGGCCGGCGACGGATCGATCCCGAACCACACCACCCGGTACCGCTCGAGTGCCTCACGCGCGGCGGCGCCGACCTCCTCGCGCGGTGCGAGCCAGCCCTCCGGCGCCCCGCGCGGCGGCTGCCAGCAGCCGAGCGACATGACATGCCCGTCCGAGAGCCTGCAGGCCGACAGGGCCGTCGCGTCACCGGATTTCGAGCAATCCAGGAACATCGCGATCTTCTCGCCGTCCTCGACGGTGAGGTTGCGGATCATCGACGCGAAGTTGCCCGGATCGATCCACGCGTCCTCCGCGGTCGCCAATCCGTTCATGTAGAAGCGGATGGTGTCCGACGGCGCGGTGCGTTCGTCCTGCGCCTCGTCGCGCAGCCGCTCGAGGTCCGCCCACGGCGCATCGGAGTACGCCGCGCGCAGCCCGGCCATCGCCTGCTCGTCGTCGAAGATGTTCAGCCCCGGCGGCGCCTCACGCGAGTCGTACAGGATGTCTCGCTTGCGGCCCTCGGTCGAGATCTGCGACTGCCACGCCAGGTATGACAGCTCGGCGACGGACTCCATGCCCTGGTGGTGTGCGTTGGTGAACTCGAGCAGCCGCGCACCGATCTCCTTCGGCGACTTGCCGATGTTGCGGCGTGCCACGGCAGCGATCGCGTGCCCGCCGTTCGAGGCGAGCATGTGGTGCGACTCGTTGAGGAACAGCGCCGTCGGCGGGTCACCCTCGGTCGATTTCAGCGACGCCTTGAGCAGCTCGATCTTCGAGCCGGACCCGGTCATCATCCGCGTGATGCCGGTGTCGAGCGCGTATGCGGCCTTCATCCGCTTCGAGACCATCGCCGTCGAGACGGCGAGGACCTTCTTCGCCTGGTCCTGGCTGTTGGCGCCGATCTGCACGAGCGAGATGCGATGCCGGCGCGCGATCACCCGATCGCCGTCGATGTCGTACAGATGCACGGGCCCGCACAGCTCGCACATCGAGAGCGAGGCCGCGAACGGGTCCTTGCCGGTGCCCTTCGCGCCGCGCTTGACGCCCGAGCGGTACAGCCACCGCCCCGACACGGGGTCGAACGCGTACCACATGTGCAGGAACCGCTTCTGCCCCACGGTGAACCGCCACGGCGCACCGGTGAGCGGGTGCAGCAGCCACTTCTCGGCCCACCGGATCAGACCCGGGCCGAGCGAGAGCGGCAGCAGCTCGAGCCGCTCAGGGTGCCCCCAGGGCAGCGTCGGGTCGCCAGGCCACGGCAGCGTCAGCCACGCGCCATGATCGGCCTCGTCCGGGCCGACGTAGTAGCCCGGCGGCATGTCCTCCGCACCGACGAACTCATCCGTAGTCCTGCTGGAAGCGTCCAATGTCGATGACCTCCGCGCCCTCGTCCTCGGCGGGACCGTCCGCAGCGCGCACCAGCTCGACACGCGCACGACGACGCGCGGTCTCGGTGGTCATCAGGTCGGCCATCATCTTCCAGATCTGGTCCATGCTCGCGGCGCGTAGCGGCTTTCCCTCGTCCTCGGCGGCCTTGATGACCTTCGAGGCGTAGAACGCCGTCAGACGCGCCGCCTGCCAGTCGGACGCCTCGTAGAATTTCGATTGGCCGGACTGCTTGAGCGAGCGGAACCACGCCTTGATCACCGGATGCCACGACCGATCCTCGGCCGGCGGCTTCACCCGAGCGCCGGCCGCAACCTTCTTCGTCGCGACACCGGCCTCGTCCGTCTTGTTCCGCCGTGTCACCGCGTCCGAGCGCTTCGGGGCCGGACCTCGCGAACCCACCGTCCGCTCCTACGCGATGCGGCAGCGCGCGTCGGCGAGCCACGAGTCGGACGGGATGCGGATGCGCCGGCGGCGAGCGGCGACCTCGTCGCCACGAACGACGAAATCGCCGCGGTCGTCGAGGACGACGACGTCGCCCTTGAGATAGCGCTCGCTGATCTGCTCGACGGACTCGTCGAGCACGAACCCGCGGCGCTTCCCGTTGTAGCGGGGCACCACGAACCGGGCGACCTCGTCGTACTCCGGCGTGCCGCGCACGATCTCGGGATACCTGCGTGCCATCGGGGCCTCCTCGCGGGTGAGTTGGTTCCGTCCGCAGCGCGCGCGTCGACGTCCGCCGGGCACCCCGCAGAGAGTCGGTCAGGGTGCCGGCATGCGCGGGCTTCGATTCCGTTCTCCGTGCTCGGATCGGGCGCGGCGGTGACGTTGACGGACGGAAGAGTGGTTCGCGCCGCTTCCCCACGGCGCGAAGTCTGTCGAGTTGTGCACGATCCGGCACGCGCGCAGTCGACCGCGCGAGCACGGCCGGAACGCGTTCACGAATACTGCTGCGGTGCAATGCCTCTCGCGAGAGGGCGTCTCAGTTGCTCTGTGACGGCCCGTCCTGGCGGGCACCGAAAAACCCTCGACGCGGCCGAAAACGCGCGAGCGAGCGACTGCGGGAGCGACCCCGAAAACACGTCCTGACCTGCGAGAAAAACCCTAAAACCCGTACACAACGGCGTGCCCTATGCCCTCAGTGGCCGCCTGTGGCGGGGGGAGGGGGTGGTGCCCCCGCCGGCCCTCCGGCCGGGCGCGCCCGGCGCGACGGGTGGACCGGGCGCGGCCGGCGCGGGCTGCGTGCGGCACGCCCGCGGGCTGCTTCGGCCTCGGTCTTCGCGCGGTGGCACCGCCGGCAGAGCGTCTGCCCGTTCGCGAGGTCGAACTCGGCGCCGCCCTCGGCGATCGGGATCACGTGGTCGGCTTCGACGTCGGCCGGCTTCGCGGTGGCCGAGCCCTGGAAGCCGCAGCGCCGGCACCGCCATCGGTCGCGGGCCTTGACCTGCCTCGCCCATCGGCGGTGCTCGGTCGTGCCGGTTCGGCTCGGTCCACCCGATCGGAACGCCATCGTCGGCACCTCCATCGGTACGGCGACGGTGGGCTCGATCGGCCCTGGAACCACGAAGGCCGACGTGCTGTGAAGTCACGTCGGCCAGTGGCAGAACTTTAACGCGTCAGACTCGGGACTGTCCAACCGGCGGTGATTGTGCACGTCGACGGCGTGTCGCGGCGAGGTGATCGAGGACGTCGCCGACGCGGTAGCGGGTGCGGCCGTCGGTCCCGGTGCGCCGCTCGATGTAGCCGCGGTGCGCCCACTGGTAGACCGTCGCCGCGGTCACCCCGACCAGGTCGGCGGCCTCGCCCGCCGTCACGAGGTCGTCCTCGTCGACGGTCATCGTCTGCGGCACCGTCCAGGACTGCCCGAAGTCGGCGGCCTCGGCGTCGAGGGCCCGGCACGCCGCGGGGTCGCGCTCGGCCAGAGCAGCGCGGTAGGCGAGCGCCAGGCGCCGCGCGATGTCGAGCTGGCTGTCGCCGGGGAACGGCCACGGACGGGTCATCGGGTCGCCGCCTTCCCCGCGGCCGCCGCGCCGATCACGGTCAGTTGCCGGTAGCCGTCGAGCGTCCACTCACCGCGGCATGCGGTGCAGTCGACACGGTCGGTGCCGATGTCGCGGCCGAGGCAGCGCCGCTCGCAGCGCGGGCACGGCAGCGGCATCCGCTCCCGCTGCACCGTCAGACCCGCCGCCGTGCGGCCGCGGCGGTGCAGGTCGACGAGCGCGAGCGAGAGCATCGGTCCGTCGACCTCGAACCCGGTGCGCCGGCCGTCGCGGCCGAACGTCACCACCCACGAGGCCGGCAGTGTCACGAGCTCGTCGAGATGCTCTTCGAGGACCTCGATCCGGGCGGGCAGAGTCCGCGCCGACGCCGGGTCCTCGTCGAGTGCGTCGAGCACGAGCTCGGCGCACTCACGTACCCGACGTTCGATCTCCTCGGTCATCGCTTCGGCGTGCACGTTGATCGGGATCGGCGGGGCCGGTGACGGCGTGCGGATCTCGGCGCTGATCCGGGAGGTCTCGCGGATCATCCGCAGCAGACCGAGGTGCACGTGCCACAGGCCGGCGACCGCGGCCGCGACGTCGGAGTGATCGAGCGCGCAGAGCGTCGAGCCGGGGCCGGCCTCGGCGGGCAGCCATCCGTCGATCGTGGTGTGCGGGCCATAGCGGGCGAGTCGGCACGACCCGCCTGCCGCACACAGTCGCCGCGTCATGCCGCGCGCCCGGCGATGCGGGGTGCGGCCCGGTCCATCCAGTCGAGGATCTCGGGCGGCGTCCGGTCGATGTCGACGAGCGCGGCGAGCGAGATGACCACGGCGATGAGGTCGCGGCGGTCGAGGTCGCGGGTGAGCTGCGCGATGTCGGCGACGGATCCTTCGCCGTGCACGACAGCGGTGATCTGCAGCGCCCGCTGATCGAGCCGGTCGAGATCAGGGTTGGTGAGCTCATCCATCAGTGATTCCCCTGCTGTGGGTTCTGGGTTCTGGGTTCGGGATCGGCGACGACGACGTCCACGGGAACGCCTCGAGGACGGGGAGGACTGAGACGCGGACCCTCGGTTGGGGACGGGGTTGGGTTCGGAACCCGACCCGACCCGACCCGACCCGTCCCGACCAGTCGAGACGGATTCCGTACCCTCGCGTTCTGCTGGTTCCGCTGGAATTCCGCTGGAGTTCCGCTGGTCGCTCGTTTCGGCTGGTCGACCGGTGTTTCGTGCGTGCTCCGGCTGGTTGCCGGGTCGCGGGTGCGCGGGTGCGTGCACCGACTGGCTGTCGGTTCGCGGTGCAGGTGAGGCAGGTCGAGCCGCCGGGGCGGTGTCCAGGTCCTCGGTGTCGTTCCCCGACGGGCTGTCGGGTCGATCGTCTGCGGGCGCGGTGGGTCGGTCGGTCATTCCGGGAGCGAGATCACCGGGCAGGAGCCTGCGGCGGGGCTTCGGCGGGACGGGGAGCCCGTTGCGTTTGCGCCAGTCGCAGCCTTCGAGCCACTCGATCGTGTGCAGCGAGTAGTACGGGGCTTCGGGGACACCCTGCAGCGTCTCGATGCCGCGGGGACGGGAGCCGTCCTTGCGGGACGAGTTGCAGGACACGCACGCAACGACGTACGTGTCGACGGTCGCGGCCTGGCCTGCAATGAGGTGGTCGTAGGTGCCGGAGCGCGCGGATTTGCGCGCTTTCCAGTCCACGATCCGACCGCACCAGCGGCATGCGTCACCGTCGCGATACCGCACGGGGACGACCAACGCATAGTTGGAGTTGTCCTTGCGGCGCTGCTGTTCCCACTCGATCTCCTCGCGCAGCCGGATATGCACGAACTCGTGGTCGTCGTCGACCAGCTTGTACGCGCGGCGGGCGTCGTCGAGCGTGACTTCGGTGAGGAAGCCAGCGAAGAGTGAGACGGCGAGGAGGGCGTCCACACGAGACTGACCAGCGATCAGAACCGCTGTACCACGGGTAATCACATAGTCGGTCTTGTGTGCGCCGGCCTGCGAGGCGCATCGGCTGATGAAGCCCATCACCTCGTTGACGAGTCGCTCGTCGCAGTCTTCGTGCTCGAGGACGTTGAGCACGATCGGGTGGTTCGCTGCGGTGTCTCCCCACCGAATCCACGTCACTGCACACCACCAGCCAGAGCCGTGCTCGGGTGCAGTGTCGTCGTCATCGTCGGGTGTCCTTCTCGTGTCGCGTCGTCGAATGAAGAAAGGCCCGGGACAGTGGTGGGCCACGCCCGGAAACACCCGGGGTCACCGGACGCGCCTACTCGATCGCCGCGTACGGCCGCGGCGCGTGCGCGTCGGGTCGTTCGCCCACATCGGCGGTTCGGTGCTCGGCTGCGGGACCGCCGGCAGCTCCGGCGGATCCTGCGGGCGTGCGGCGGCGGCGAGGGAGGCTGCGAACCGGGACAGGGCCGACGTGGCTCTCCGCGCGGCGCCTCGGAAACCTGTGGCGTCTCGGAGACGTGCGAGGTGCGCCGCATACGAGCTGTAGCTCGGGTCCTCGGTGACGAATTCGACCTCTCCGCCCCGCTCGACGACGTCGACAACGACCGCCTCGCGAAGGCGACCACCGATCTCGATGACGATCCGGTCGCCGGCCACCAGGCGTCCCATCGGGACGAAGGTGCCGCGGCGATTGGGATTCAAGGGCAGGGCTTCGCCGACTCGGGCGGTGTGCAGCTCCGCCGCCCCCTCGATCATGTCGTCGCCGCCGAGTACATAGCGGGCGGGCGGAGTGCCCGTGCCGATCGACAACCACTCCTGATAGATGCCAACGACTCCGCGGAGGTAGGCGTCGAGGTCGACGACGGGCCACCGATGCGGCTCACGCTGCGTGGGGGCTGGCATTGGGCCGATGAAGTCCGATCCGGGGCAGAGGACGGCACTGTCATCCTCGGCGTGCCGATATTCGGCGTCCATCACGCCGGACCGCCGCATCTCCTCCATCCGCGCGGTGATCGCGAGACCGTGCCAATCGCGCCCGCAGTGCCCGCATTTCGGGTACTGCTGGTCGCCGAAGTCGAAGCCGGTGCGTGGTTCGCCGGCATCGAGCTGTTCATCGATGAGCGCGCCGATCTGGTCCACGATGTCCGTCATCGCCCCTCCTCCCAGAGGCCCTTCTCGCGCCTCAGCTCGATGACCGATTCCCAGGTTTCGACTGCGTCGCGCCAGACCGCACGATCCTCGTCGGTGGTTGCTGCCGCGAGAGCGTCCTGCGCCACTCGTAGGCGGGCCTCGAGCTGCTCCTGAGTCTTCATGCCGGCACCGCGTCGTACGTCGCGGCGAAGATGTCGGGCTTGCACGGATAGAACTCTCCGGCGACGCCTCGGATCACCCAGTCGCCGAGATCGACCCAGTGCAGACCTTCGAGAGTCGAGATGATCATGCGGCCGTCGCGAGGGTCGAGGCTGACACCGCTGGCCGGGCACGCCTTGCGCCCTTCGATGACGGCGAGCGGCTCGAACGACCCGGCGGTGTTGCTCTCGACCCACAGGTAGACCGCGTGTGATGCAGGCGGATCGGCGTCCTCGGGCATCTGCATCGCTTCGATGACGACGGGGCGCTTCCGGAACTCGCGGGGCTCGGTCATGGTCATGGTGTGTCCTCCTGGTGGCAGTGGGTGCCGCACACGGGCGGCGGGACGAGGGTGCGTTCGCAGACCCAGCAGTAGCGGGGTTCGGGCGGCGGCGGGTCGAAGAGCATGGGCTCGGGCGTCAAGCGCGGCGCGGCTCGCTGCGCGTTGGAGCTGCACGAGCCTGCTGTTGGCATCGCTGCATGGGGTGCAACGGCATTCGTAGGTTTTGTAGCCGTGGATGGTGCCGTGGTCGGCCTGGGGGTGGACCATCTTCCCGTCGATCTCGACGCGTTCGGCGCGGCGGAGCTGACGGCGAGTGAAGCTCGCCTGCGCCCGGCTGTCGGGTGGTGTGCCGCCGACGAGCTCGGCGGCGCGGCGCCGCTGCGAGGGGACGGCGAAGTCGAGTCCCGCTCGCACGGCCCACTTTTCGCCGCGTTCGATGGCGTCGGTGAGGCATTCGC